CTTTAATTATTCTTTCACCATAATCATCTTCCCAATAATTATATTCTTTATTGTATTTACCATTAGGTGAATATACTTCTGTCAATAAATCCTCATCAGTCCATTCATTATCTCTTAATGATACATATTCAGTAGATTCATATTCTCCTTGTACTACTTCAAAAGTTACAAGTATTTTTTTCATTTGTTGCTCCTTTACATACTTAATAAAATTATATATCCAGTAACTATTAAGTTACTAATAATTACTGAATATAATAAAAACTGCATTAGTGTACCTTATTCCAAAATTCCCCAAAATATTCCTCTGCTTGGCTTTCAAATTCTTTTTGAGAAATATGTTCAGGTCTTTTTATATCTCCGTCTTTTTCTAAAGATGCTATATTGCCATAGAAATCCTGGATATTTTCAGAATAAGAAATAACGTCTTGGCAATCTGCCCAAAAATTTTCTTCTTCTTCCATTATATGTTGCATTAATCTACCCATTGTTAATCCTCCAAATATCACCTACTCTTAAACCAGTATCTACTTTTATATTATGTGATAATTCTCTATAAAATTCTGATAACTTTTCACACATAACTTTATGGCTTTTACTGTCTAATATGTCATGTATAGTTTCATAAACATATAAAGAATCTATCCTTGATACTTTATTTAAAAAAGATAAATCAACATCATTATCTAATAATAAATCTACATCTATTTTTATTTTATCTTTACTCATTTATTGCTCCCTATTTAATATTATTAAAAGTTTCAATAGCTTTACTTGGATTTAATATTTGTACTGTCTTAGTAATGCCATTAATAGTTGTTGTTAACTCATACAAAAATAATTCATAATTAAATTGTAAAGTTGCTTGTCCGTCTATTATTTTTTTTATGTCTTTTTTAAACATAATCAGCTCCAATGATTAAGGTTAATAAAATCGTCATTATTTATATTAATAAATCACTATTAGTAAAATGTCAAACACTATTTGTGAAATATCTTTTTATTTTATCGTCATATTGTTTTATAAAATTATCGTCTTTATAATATTCTGTTTTACCATTCATAAAATCTTTAACAAAATTTATAAATTCTTTTTTTCTCCAGGTTTTAAAATCAAGTCTATAATTAAAACTTTCTTCAAAAATATTTATTAGTTCTTTATAGGTCATTTATATAACTCCTTCTTTTCTTAATTTTTGCAAACCTTCTAATAATGGCAATTTAAAACTATCTATACATTCTCCATCATTAACATTATTTTTTGTAAATAAACATTTACTAGAATTATCTTTTATTAAAGTTAAATCGTGGGAAATATCTTCTATTTCTTTTTCATTAACTATAATTTTTTCAATAGGAGTTATTCCTATTTCTATTTTTTCTTTATCTATTTGTAAAATAAAACAACCCCCACCACTATGATAAACTTCTAAATTATATTCTTTTACTATAGTAGGAATTGTTTTATTTATATGACTTATTAGGTCATCAAAATATTGGTAATAATCTTTATTCATATTATTGCTCCATAAACAATGTCATTAATTAAAGCAAGTAATGACTTCTTGCAAAGTATTCTATAATACTTTTTATAATGCCTTAAATTAATAAGGCACTACAAAAAATACTATTCTACATAATCCCAACAAATACCTAAACAACCATAAAACTTTTTATCTTTTATAATTAAGGGATTGTTTTTTGTATCTTCTATATCTTCCTTAAATTCTTTATCGCCTTCAGATAAATTTTCAATACTATTAAAATAATCTTGTTGTAGTTTATAATATTCTTTAAATGAATCTTCAGTAAGATAAGCATTTACCCACCCATTCCATAATTCATTTTTTTTGTTTACTATACAATTATATACTTTTGTATTTTCTATACTAACTTTTGCATATTTCCATATAGTTTTTTTATCGTCTATTATTATATCTGTTATCATTTTTTTTCCTCATATTTTTTTAGTTTTCCCTTATCTTCTGATTCTATAAAGTCTTCACCAAAGGCAAAATTAAATACTTGTTTTTTTTCTTCTTCATTACAAGTATCAATTAATTTATTATCTAAAATATGAATAATTTGTTTTTCTGTTAATGTCATTTTTTGTTACTCCAATTTAATTAACTAGTAATGGACTAGCTACCATAAACATTTATAATGCTTAAGAATACCGTCAAATTAATAACGGTATATTTAAACATTAATTTAAGTTAGTTAAAATATAGATGCCGTCTTTTATTTTCTTTTCTATTTCTCTTGTATTTTCTTCTAAAAAGATATTTCTATATTTTGATGTAGTAGTTGAATAATTATAATATTTACTATCTAGATAAATTTTACTTTCTTTATCACTATCAATAAAATTTTCTATTTTTACTATTATTGAATCATAACTCTGAAAAAATTTATTATTGTTATCATCATAAACAATAAATTGATTTTTAACCTTGTTACCATTTCTATTATATAAATTTGATACTTTCATAATTGCTCCATAATTAATTAATAAAATTGAAGTATAATAATACTTCTCATAGTGCTAATAAAAGCACTATAAGAAACATTAAACTTTATAATTTCTTTTTGTTTGTAATTTAATATAATAACCTATCATTTCACAATCGAATTTGATTTGGTCTAGATTTCTTTTTGTACCAAATTTTAAATTTATATTAAATTTTATATCTCTTAATAATCTATTAATATCTTTTTTAATTTCTTTATCTAACATATATAAACTCCAATTAATTAATAATATAAACATCTTACCATATTAGTTTACATTTTGTAAACAGTTAATATTAAAATTATAAGATAACTCCCAAGCCTTAATTTTGACACTTTTAAAACTTGTCAAGCTTTAATTTTATAATAGTAAAATAGGGAACAACTAAACAATAATAATATTTAGATTTGCGTTATTATAAAACATACATACATCAATACATATAAGGCATAATAAAAAAACTAAATAATCTCTAAGCAATTAATTAATTACTATGTAATTCAATATTTTATTAAATACCTTAGTTATCTAGTATTCTTATTATACTGTAGAATATGCCCATAGCTTACTATATATAAACTATAAACTACTAACTATCTAAAAAGAATATATAAGAAAAAGAAATATAATGTAGGTAAGGCTTTAAGTATTAAGTATTTAGTATTTATTAATTAAAGACGTATCTCTTCAGATAAAAAAGAGTAGTTAACACCTGGCAGCAGAACAAAACCAGAACCCTACATTAAACCAGGTATAAGCCTTGCGTAATACAAGTAAGCATAATAGGTAGTAAGTAACCTTATATATCATTACAAGGCATTAGAAACGATACAGAACAGAATAAGAACATATATATATTAAGCTAATAAATAATATTTATATATATAAACTGTAAGACTATAGAAGGTTCATTGACATTTTTATTTTTAGATTTTTTTTACAATAAACGGATGTGGGGTGGTACTGGTGCTAATCTAAAGGCATATAGTACCCACATACTAAACAACACCTTACAACCTATTGGCTAAATAATTTTGGGGTATAAAATAAGTGTTTACTGCTAGTAAAACTATAAAAAACAAAAAAGGTTTTGACATATGGTGATTAGTTATTTATATGTTGTTGTATGACTGTAGCAATTAAAGGTGGTAGACCTAAGTTTGAACTAAGTGAAGAGAACAGGCATCAAGTAGAGTTGGCTGTTGGGTTTGGATTAAATCAGGCACAGATAGCGAAGCTAATGAATTGTGATGTTACTACCCTTAGGAAATATTTTAGGCATGAGTTAGATGCTGGTAAAGAGAAATTGGTGATGTCTATTGGTAGTCAGTTGTATAAGAAAGCTATGAAGGGTGATACTATCTCGGCAATATTTTTAGCAAAGACGAAAGCTGGTTTTAGAGAAACTGTCGAGCATGAAGGGTTACCTAATAATATAACAGTAAGTTTTAATTTAGATGATAAGAAACCAATTGAAGCTGAAGTAGTAAAGGAGAAACTAACACATGGCTAGACGAGGATTATATTCTAATATTAACGCAAAAAGAAAACGTATAGCAGCAGGGTCTGGTGAGAAGATGCGTAAAGTAGGACAAAAGGGTGCACCAGCTAAAGGTATCTTTAAGAAGATTGCAAATAAAATTAAAAAGAAAAAAAGGAGTACATAATGAATTACGGATATGGTAGCAGTAAAAAAATGACTAAGAAAAAACCTATGAAGAAAAAAACTAAAATAGTTATGACTAAGAAAAAAACAAAAAAGAGGATGGCATAATGAAAGGGGTAAAACATTATAAAAGAGATGGTTCTTTGTTTAAAGGCAATACCCATAAAATGCCTAACGGAGATTTACACTCTGGTAAGACACATGGTAAAACCAGTGTTAAATTATTTCATTTTAAAGACCTATCCAAAACAGCAAAGAGTAAAGCTAAAAAAGCATGAGTATAGACTATAGGGGTGAAAGATTTTCTGGTTATAATAAACCAAAAAGAACTCCAAATAAAAATAAAAAATTTGCTGTATTAGCAAGAGCTAATGGACAAACAAAACTCATACGATTTGGCGACCCTAATATGAGAATAAAAAAAAGTAGTCCTGATAGAAGGAAAAGTTTTCGAGCTAGACATAAGTGCGACACATCTCCACCTTCTAAACTAACAGCTCGATACTGGTCGTGTAAGAAATGGTAGCCTGTTCCCTATGCACATAACCATTCCTTACACACCCAGACCACAACAAGCAGACTTACATAAAAATAATAAACGATTTAAGATTTGTGTATCACACAGACGTTGGGGTAAATCTGTGTATGCTATAACAGAAATATTACGCAAAGCATTAGAAATAAAAACAGAAAGAAAAGATGGTAGATACGCATACATTGCTCCATACTACCGACAGGCAAAAGCTGTGGCTTGGGATTATTTATTATATTATACAAAAAACATTCCTGGCACAAAAGTAAACCAATCCGAATTACGAGTAGATTTAATAAATGGAAGTCGTATACGATTGTATGGTGCAGGAGATGACCCAGATGCCTTGAGAGGAATATTCTTAGATGGTTGTGTAATGGATGAGTATGCAGATATGTCTCCTAGAATGTGGAGTGAAGTGATACGACCTGCATTAACCGATAGAAAAGGGTGGGCAATATTTATTGGTACACCAAAAGGTAGAAATCAATTCTGGCAATTATATGAAGATGCTAAACATGAACCTGATTGGCATAGAGCTATCTATCGTGCAAGTGAAACAGGAGTAGTAGACCCTGTAGAATTAGAAGCTGCAAAAAAACAAATGGGTGAAGATGAGTTTATGCAAGAATTTGAGTGTTCATGGGCAGCTGCGATTAAAGGCTCATACTATGGTAATTTAATTATAGAAGCAGAACAAGAAGGAAGAATTACAAAAGTAGAAAGAGACCCTAGCTTACCTGTTCATGTAGCATGGGATTTAGGAATATCTGATAGTTGTGCTTTATGGTTTTTCCAAGTTACTATGGGCGAGATAAGAATATTTGATTATTATGAAAGTGCAGGAGTTGGATTAGACCATTATGTAAAAGTGATGGATGAGATGCAAATAGAATACTGGGGTGATGATTACCTACCACATGATGCTAAAGT